CTATTTTTATTGTAGTATTAGCAACAAAATTATTTTTAGATGGAAAAACTAAAAATGAAACAGGAGATATACCAAATTATATACCTTATCAGCAATCTCAAACATCAAATAAAATAATATTAGGAATTGTAGGTCTTTCTATATTTATTTTATTCGCTGTTTCATTTGCTGTTTATTACTTTTTTTTCAAAAATAAATAAATATTTATTATTTCTAATTAAATAATAAATATGGATAAAATATCAGTTTTTTTCAAAAATAATAGAAATACTATAATAATTAGTATCATATCTTTAATAGTTTTAGGTGGTATAATTGGAATTATAGTATATTATACCAACAAATCAAGTTCTCCTACACCATCATCTAATAATTGCCCCAATAATTGTTCTGGAAATGGAACTTGCAGTGATATTACAAATACATGCACTTGTAATTCTGGTTATTCAGGACCGGATTGTTCAAATAAAATAATATCATGTCCTGGTGATTGTACAAATTCTGATCAGGGAACTTGTAACCCAGATGGAACTTGCTCTTGTAAACCAGGGTTTACTGGGGTTGATTGTTCCTCTAAAACATGTCCTAATAAATGTTCTGGAAATGGAACTTGTAATTCAGACGGAACTTGCTCTTGTAAATCAGGATATACCGGAGTTGATTGTTCATCTAAAACATGTCCTTCTTGTGGTGAACATCAATCTTGTAATTCTAAAGACGGAACTTGTTTTTGCGATAATGGCTATACACTTGATACTAAAACCGGTAATTGTATCAAACCTTGCCCTAAAACTTGCCAACATGGTGGAGTATGTGATGAAGAGACAGGCTTATGTAAATGCCCAAATCAATGGAAAGGAGATGATTGTTCTCAAACAACATGTCCAACAGCATTATGCGGACAAGGAGATTCTGCTGTATGTTGTGACAATGGTGAATCTTGTATAAGTGGATTATGCTGTGAAAATAATAAAATATGTAAAAATTCAAATGGAGTTGATGTATGTTGTGCAAATGGATGTTGTAGTGATATCAATGGTAATAAATTATGCTGTGCTCCAGGACAATCATGTACTGAAGGAGGATGCTGTGATAATGATAAAGTTTATACAGATAAAACAACAAAATTAAAATATTGTTGTGGAAAACCAACATGCAATGGACAATGTTGTAATGATGAAATTGAAGTCTGTGATCTTATTAAAGGATGTAGAACAGCATGTGGAGATGAAACATGTGATCCTGAAACAGAAGTATGTCAGAAAATAACAGATCAAAATGGAAAAGTATTACAATCTTGTGCTAAAAAAGATAATTGTGAATGGGACACAGATTTAATATATAATCCACCTTCTATAACAACTGCTCCAAATATACCTCTATATTCAGATCTAGATGGTACTATTTCTTGGTGCCAAGGTGGTAAAGAAATAGCTGGTAATATGGTAAGACATTTACAAACTCAAGTTAATGACCCAACTAAATGCTCGTTAGGTAATTGTTATCAACGTCTTTCTCAGACAGATATGAACTTTGTCTCTTGGGATGAAAAGTCAGGACTATGTGAAGGAGTTATTACAGCTAAAGATGCACCTCATTGTGATGGTAAATGTCCCACAGGAATACAAGATCAGTCATGTTGTAAAACTTTCGATGGTAGTTCTAATGGATTAGTATGTCCTGAAAATAAACCTATATGTAATTATAATAATTGCTTTTCAGGATATAATGTAGTACCTAATCCTAATAATAATTTGGGAAACATCTGCCAATTAACAACTGACCCATCACCACAACATAAAACTCTAGACGACTGTGCTAATGATCCAAATCTATGTGTAAATTCTTCAGGTCATAAATATCATTATGATAAAATAAATAACGAATGTACCCTTAATAGAATAGGAGAACTATGTAATACACATGGAGATTGTCTTGGAAATGGTTCTGGTATAAAACAATGGCAAGATGGAACTCCAATATCTTTTGATAATAATGGGTTTATTTCAAATATAGATGGTGATAAAAGTCCAAATAATATGTTTAATGATCCAAGATTTGGTAAAGCTGCTTGTTTTAAACAAACTGATAATACTAAAAAATGCACAGATACTACTAATATTATACAACTATGGAAAGAAAGTTCGCTTGATGGTGCTCCAGATTGTTCACAATTCTGGCCAGGTATATTATCTGGAACAGGAACAGAAATAGACCAGATTGTATTACCAGGTGTAAAAACAATAGAAGGTAAAGAATGGGTATATTCACCTGACGGAAATTTTTATACACCTAATATGAATTATTGGTTATGCGGTCCTAGACAATTATCTCAATCAGATATAACACTATGGACTACTTAAAATAAATTGATTTTTTAAAATAGGTTCTATTTTAAAATAAAAACTATGAATAGTCCATATTCTCAATTAATATATACAAAAAACTATATGTCTAGTTTGAAAAAAATGTCTCCAACACTTTTTCGAAAAAGAAACATATTAGGTCAATTATTACTACATAAAATTTCAGGTCAATGTGATGTTGAAAGTGCAAGATATTGCATCCAACAATTTCCACAAGCTCTTATTGAACAAGACTACGACGGAAATCTTCCTATACATATAGCTGTAATCAATGGTAATGATGCAGTAGCAAGATTAATGATAACATTTAATCCAATTCTTGGTTTAGAACTTGATGGTCGTGGAAGAACTATAACTGAACTAAGAGATGGTAGAAGTGATTCATTATGGATTAAACCATTTATATGTTGTTGTAGTATTTCATAAATAATAAAATAAATCTAAAAATTAAAAATTAGATTATGTCTTTTATGTCTTTTATATAATGACTGATTCATTGCTGTCATTATATCCCTATCTCCTGAATCATATAAAAAACAGTCATTTATAAAAATGAAAGCATATGCATGAGATTTTATAGCTTCTAATACTATTTCTTTATCGCACTTAAAATTTTTAGCAAACTGAAGTGCCATTCCACAATCTTTTACAGCAATCATAACAATATCCCTATTCCTCTTGATATTTTCACTCGCATATTTCAAAGACATACCACATTCTCTAACCGCATACCCAACTACTTCGATATCATCTTTTAATTCTTCACTTGCATATTTTAAAAACAAGCCATTTATTTTTAACAAATCTATCATAAATTTTTTATCTCTTCTATACTTTTCTGGAATATACTTTATTCCATATAATTTAGCAAGAAACTTATATAAAATCTTTACCCCATAATTTCTTCCACCCTTTATATTTAGATCCATAAAACTTATATCTTGTCTACATAATGGGCAACTCCTCCCCCCACTTTTAGCAAACCATTCAGTAATACATTTCATACAAAAAACATGACACGCCTTTTTTAAGGAAAGATCTATATGTTTTGCTATGTATATATCTTTTGTATCTTCTAAACATATACTACATCTTATTTCCTTTTCAGGAACTATACGAGAATTTTTACTCCCCATTTTATATTTAATGAAAAAATATATATTTTTTCATTTTTTATTTAAAAATGTATCACTTATTTTTCATTAAAATGTTTCCATAATACACTAAACATTATACCTTGCAATCCATTTGTAAATAATCTTATAGGTAAACCTCGTCCAAACAAACCAACTACTCCATCCTTTTTTATAATATCTTCTACAACAGTCTTATAATTTACCGGATTAGAATAAGATTGTTTAGTAGTTTTTACAACTCGTAATGAATTACTTAAAGAGTCTGAAACTATACTTGCATTAAATCCTATAAAAGCATTTCTCAAAAGATTATTAACTTTGTCATCAGTTTTTTTTAAATAATTATCCAAATAATTATATGTTAAAAACCATGGATAATGACCAACCATTGTAGCAGTAGATGTAGCAACAGAACCATGAAATAATACCGAAACTCCACCTACTTTTAACTTGTTTATTAATATTTTTAATCCATCTTTTCCTTCAACCTGCATTATTGTTTTAGTTGTGTCAATAGGCATCAACGATATTCTAAATATACCGGCAAAAACTGATGCAACTCCAGTCTGAACCATAATTGGCATAGTATTTAGATAACTATTATTTTTACATAATGATAGTGCAAATGTATTACTAAAAGTATCACCAAATCTTGATAAAGGTCCTTGAACTAACGCTGGACTAACTCCTCTATAAAAACGTCTTATACCACCATCTTTATATAAGCTAGTTACAGTATTTTTTATATTTCCTCCATACCTATACTGATGATTCATTATAGTTCTTAACCACATTAAACTACCTACCTGTATGGTCATTGCTCCAGCACCACCGATTCCGCTTTTTAAAGATTTGTTAAATATTTCTTCTATATTCATTTCTTATATGTCATTATTTTAAACTTATTGCATAAAATTTTTTACTAAATCTACCTGTCGTTTTATACGAGAATTATAGTTTTGTTTAATTTCTTGAATCTTTATATTAGGCTGAATACCACGTATAATATCATCTGGAACATCATATCCCCAGTTAAAAACACAAGTATTTTCGTCAATTTTAATATCTTGATAAAAATTATTTTTCATCCACTCCATTACAGCATAAGATCCTCTAAAATCTTCAGGTATTCTATCTCTGTTAAAAGATGGGCTGATGTACTGCGGATGTTCGAGATTAAATTCAGGTTTAATAAATTCAGAAAAAAATTTATTGTATAATTCTTTCGTAATAATATTAGGATAAGATGAATAAACAAGATTTAGCAAATTGCTCATTATTTCATCAGATGATATAGTAAATAAATAACCATAGCTTTGAATATATTTATAAAAAAGATGTACTAAACTGTTATCATTCCAACTAGTAGTACTAGTAGTACGAGAAGCAAGTAAAGATAAAGATTCCTTTGTTGTCGTAAAAAGTTGCATAAAAAATGTATAAAATAATGTATAAATATCAACAATATCATTTGGCTTGTCTGATGTCATACCAATTCTTCTATCTCTTTCATTAACGATATAAGAAGTTCCGTCAGGCATTCCATTTACATAAGCAGATCCATAGTCAATTATTAGATATAAATATTTAACAGGAACTAATATATAGTACATTTCTTCAAAATAATATCTAAAAATAATTTTTGTACAATTTGGAAGTGGGTATTGGTATTTATCAAATTTTTTAAATAATGTAATCGCATTTGGATTTGAAATAAAATCAAATTGCATGATATTTGCAAGATGTAAATCATAATGTGTAAAGTTATTAATTTTCCATGCAAATGATAATGAAACAACAAGTTGATATAGTATATTTATTGTATCAAATACATCATTAGACGAACTTCCTATGCTTAACATATTTCTATATAAAGTATTAGAATTTTTAACATTCTCTAATAACAAATAAGTATATGTCCATGGTCCCTCTTTTATATTACATAACATATTTTCATTAGAAGAATTGCACATAAATCCACCAAAACATAAAATAAAATTTGGAATTAACTTACGAATTTCATTAACAGCTACTGATGTAAAAAACTCATGTATAAATTCGTATTGTTTACCAACCATTATTTTCATAACAAAATCAACATTTGTTGAAATAAAATCTTTTAAACTTGATACAGTATTTTTTCCACTTGCTGATACTTCGCCTATTCTTTTAAACTTATAATCTAACCATTTATTAACACTATCCATTTCTGGTGATTGTATACATTGAATTTCGTCAGCACATTGTATTTTAGTAATGCGAATAAAATTTTTCATAGTCTTTAACAATATTTTTTGAAGAAATTCTCCTCGAAAATATAGATAATCTGTTTGAATTTTAAAAGGGTCTTTAAATGATTTTAAATAATATATTTCAGCATATAAACGAAAATCAATAAAATGTTCTGAAAATAAAAATCCAATATCATGTCTATTAAATATTATACCCAATATATATTTAAATTTACCCATATCCATATAGTTACATGGTGTAGAAAAACAATTCGTTTGTAAAATTCCTATCAGAGCATTCACGAATTTTGGAGTAATAATCCGGGCTGTTAACATTGCTTCAAAAAATAAATAAATAAATTCAATTCTATAATTATTAAGTATCTTCACAACATCACCTTGATTAGTTAGTTGACTCATTATATTGACATAGTTTACAAGTTTTGAAAGATCTGTTTGATATGAACCAATACTACCAGCTGTATCAATATATAACGAATTGCAATATACCTTCATATGTTCAACTAAGTTATCATATTCATATTGATTTTTTGGAATTTTCATATTATAATTAGCGATCATTGTATATGAGGTTGGTGCAAATCTATAAAGATTATCCTCGTATTTCATCTGATTTCCTAGTACAGTTGTATTTACAATATTAATTATAACACCATATTTACCTTCTCTAAAAAAAAGACTTGCGCATGTTGTTCTATCTGGATCATCTGGGTTTGATAAAAAATCTATAACATCATTTCTTATATTTTCAAATATCAACTTTATGTCACTATCAATATATAAAATTATTTTTATTCCACTATCATTAATTGTCAAATTATATTTTTTTGAAGATTCTCGCATATAACCTTGAATAATCAAATCGTCTATTATATTATTTGTTTGATCAGTTAAATGTATGTGATAATGAAAAATGTCAGACCCATAATTACCATTAAAATATCCTATTATTTCTTTTTGGTATAAACTAGACTCTTTAATAAAATACATAGTATCTAGAAATACTCGTTCATCTAAAAATAAAGCATATGTTGGAATATGATTTTCAGATGTTAATAAAAGGTGTTTATAAAAATATTGCGGAACTGTCCCAGCAATAATATATTTAAGTCCTGATCGTCCAACAAATTTGTGATTAATATTAGCCGAAAATGATTTTTTTGGATTTATATACATTTGATTCTGTTCATCTGAAATTATTATTGCATTGTCGGGCTCAGATATAGGACACATCGTACAATTATACGTCTTAAAAATATTATTATGCTCGAGAAGACCACGTAACTTAATTACATCTTCATCACTTGAAATACTATATTGGCTAAACATATAATCATCGCGCATTGGGAGTACTGCTAAATGAAATCTATTTATTGTTTTACTAGATATATAGAAATTACCAGATTTTTGTTCATATAAAATAGCTGATTCATCCATCCATGTCTTTAGATTTTTAGCTGCTTTTTTTGTTGTTATATACATTTTATTATATATTGATATATTTATAAATTAATATAAAAATGATTTTATAATTTATATTTTATATACTGTTATTATACAATGGCTATTAGAATTCAAATTGCATCAGATCTACATATAGATAACAATACAGACTGGGATGCTTATATAGAAAAAGCATCCGATATACTAGTATTATTAGGAGATATTGGAAATATTGTATTATACGATAGATACTTAGAATTTATGACAAAATTATGTACTAATTATCATAAAGTATACCTGATTCCAGGTAATCACGAGTTTTATACAGACTCTTCCGACACATCATTATGTTACGATGTAATAAAATCGCAACTATATAGACTACAGGAAAACATAGCAAACCTAACTATCTTAGATAATACTTTTGTTGATTTGCCAGGAAATATAAGACTATATGGCTCAACATTATGGTCATATATCCCAGAAGACTCAAGAGTCATGACCCTGCCTATTCGAACAGAGACTGGTTGCTGGGCTGATGCATCATGGATAAATAAACAACATTTCTCCGATGTATTTAAAATTGAACAGGCTATGATTCAAGCTAAACAAGATAACAAGCGTCTATTAATCGCAACCCATCATGCACCAACAATGTTACATACATTACATGAAAGACACATGTCGGACCCAAAAAGACATTATTATGCAACAAATCTTGACAGACTTCTTCTCAAAGAAAACGTTTATATTTGGATGTTTGGACATACACATATAAACTGTGATTATTTAACAACCAGTGATACTCGTATAGTGTCAAATCAATATCGTGGCGAAAATTATAAAAAAAACAAAGTACTTGTTATAAAACATAAAATACCAGTTTTTATTTAAAAATTATTTAAATAAAAATGAAATATAAAATCTAAATATAAAAATCTAAAAAATATGTCTATCTCTATAAACATTGAAAATATATCTCAAGAACAACGTGAAAAAATACATTCAGACTTGACAATAAAAATAGACCCTCCTTCATATAGTTTTGGAGCAAAAGCCACTTATTTATACCCATATGATATTTCCGGAGATAACGTAATATTACCATTCTCTTATGCGGTAGCTGAAGGGGTTGAGAGACCTTCGAGAGAATCTTTTCCTAGTCTAATATCTACTACATTTACCGCAAATCTAAGAGAAAATCAAAAACAAGTAAGAGATGAAGCTCTTCAATTTCTTAAAAAAGGTAGTGTCCTTATTTCTTGTTATACTGGGTTTGGAAAAACTCTAATGTCTATTTATCTTGCTATAAAAATCAACTTGAAAGTGTTAATTATTGTTAAAGGTAATGTTTTAATAAAACAATGGGAAAATGACATTCAAAAAGTATGTCCTGATACATCAATTCAAATTTTATCACCAAAAACAACAAAATTACAACAAGATTCTGATTTTTATATTTCTTCCCCTGATAATATCAAGAAGCTGCCACGTTCTTTATTCAAACATATTGGAACAGTATTAGTAGATGAATCTCATCAAATTATGGCTGAATCTCTCTCATTATGCATGCAATACGTATGCCCAAGATATCTTATAGGTCTATCCGCAACGCCTTATAGACCAGATGGATTAAATAAATTATTTGATATATATTTTGGTGAAAATAAAATCGTCAGAAAATTATATAGAAAACATACAGTTTATAAAGTTCAATCAGGGTTTACACCAGAAGTTGAAATGTGTCCAAATGGAAAAATAAACTGGGGAGTTGTTTTAAATTCTCAGGCATCTAATAAAGAAAGAAATGAACTAATTATAAAAATTGTAATGAAGTTTCCTGAAAATGTTTTCCTTATTTTATCAAAACGGGTAGAACAAGCAACCTATTTGGTAGATAGATTACGAGAAGAAGGAGAAGATGTCACAAGTCTTATCGGAAGCCAAAAAGAATATGAAAAAACAAGTAGAATATTAGTAGGTACTATTACTAAAGTAGGAACAGGCTTTAATCATCCTCGTTTAAATAGTCTTATTATCGCTGGAGATGTAGAAGAATATTTTCAACAATATCTTGGTAGAGTATTTAGAAGAGAAGATTCAGAACCAGTTGTATTTGACATAATAGATAAGAATCCTATACTTCTTAAACACTTTAGATCCAGGGAAAAAATATATAAAGAATACGGTGGTATTGTAAAAAAATTTGAAACAGAATTTCCAGATTTTTAGATTTTTGTTGTTTAAAATAAAATATATGAATTATTCTTTATTAAGTGCTTGTATACAAAATAATACATCTTTAGCTATAAACTTAATAAATAATAATCCCAGCGTTATCAATCAAATTGACTACGCTGGAATGACTTGTTTAATGTATGCTTGTATAAATAACAACGAAGATATAGTTAAAAGTCTTCTTAAAGCAGGAGCTGATATAAATATACAAGACAGATTTGGTTGTTCTGCTTTAATATGGTCTTTTATACACAATAATAATATTAATATAATAGATTTGCTTATAAAAAATAATATTAACATCAATATACAAGATATATATGGAAATACAGCTTTAATGTGGTCTTCTTTTATAAAACAGAATGTAGATATATCAATTTTTCTTATTAAAAATGGAGCAAGTGTTTTTATAGAAAATAAATGTGGCAGAGATGCTCTATTTTATGCCGAACTTTCTAAAAATAAAAGAATAGTTTCAAAAATTAAAAAAATTATAAAAAGATATAAAAGAAACGTAGTTACAGAATTAGCAGAAATACATAAAAAACTACCAATTGAAATAATAGGAAAAATAGCCGATTATGCATGTAGTTCTAAAGAACCCGGTCAAACTATATTAGAAAAAATATATTTTTGATTTTTGATTTTATATATTTTTATATATAAAACATGGAAGCTGTAAATATCGATCATATAATTAAACTAGTTAGAAATATGAAAGATAGCGATAAAACAAACTGTGTAGAAACATCTGAAAATATAATATGCTTTGCTAGAGAAATGTATCATAAATATAATTACAAAAATGATATAACAGATTTTGAAACATTAAAACAACTTATAATAGATAATGATATAAATGAATCTAATGGTATATATAGAATTCATTTAATAATAAAAGAAGGTACGAGTATGATATTTAATCACAGTTTTATTATAATTCAGGGTAATAATAGTTATAAAATATGCGATTCATGGGAAGGTATTCATACATTTCACTGTTGGAAATCTATGAGTAGACATGATTTTAGTATATGGTTTAATACATTATTACAATTATTAACAAATATTGAAGAGATAAAAAAATTTGAAGGCGTAAAATGGAATGATTTTTTTGAATTAACTAATGATAAATGGGATGAAGAAATAAACATATTAAAAGAAGAAGGAGAATGGGTCAGTAATTTACCCATCTTTACAGAAACTACCGGTCTAAAAAATCCTAAAATTAAAATATCAAGTGAAATTATAACAGGATTTTCAATAAAAGCAAAGTAATTTAATTGATTTTAATTGATTTTAATTAGATTTTCAAGAACACCCTTTATTTCATTCAAGTCAGCTCCTGTTATTTCATGTACTTTCTTTCCATTCTTATAAAAATGGAATGCTGGTACACCTCTTACTTCTTGACTTAAGCCATGATCAACATTCTCCTTAACTATTACATGATCTCCTTGCTTATAATAAATTCTGGCAAGTTCTGCGATTTGAGGTGCGACACTCTTACAAGGTCCACACCAATCTCCATAAATATTTATCATTACAATTCTATGCCCATTTATTATTCTCATTTTATCATTCATATCTTTAACTTCATAAACATCTCCAACATCTTTATTCGACGATGTTTGAGTCTTTTTTGTATCCGGCAATTCAGAATACTTTTTATACATTTTTTATTATATAATCATCATCTTTAAATTAGAAAAATCTACAAAAAATCTACAAAAAATATACAAAAATCTAAAGAAATAAATATACATTTAAAATATGAAACTCTTACAACTTGTTATGATTGTAAAAAATGGTTCAGAACCTCTAAAAAATACATTATTAGCAATAAAAGATTATATAGATCATTGGACCATTTTAGATACTGGAAGTACGGATGGTAGTCAAGATTGTATTCGTGGAATTTTAAGAGACATTCCGGGTAATTTATATGAAGAACCTTTTGTTGATTTTGAAGTCTCGAGAAACAGATCGCTTGAACTAGCTGGTGCAAATTGCGAATATAATATAATACTTGACGATAGTTATATTTTACACGGAGGAATTAAATTAAGAGAAATTTTGAAAAATAACACTGAAAATGATGCATTTTCTCTTATTATACAAGATGAAAATAGTTTATACGAATCCATAAGAATTACAAGAACATCCAAAAATCTAAAATTCAAATATAAAGTTCATGAAATTATAATAGCTAAAAATCATCTATTAATAACTGATAATGATATTTTTATCCAAGATGTATCTGATAATAAACATAAAGTAAGATCTACCGAAAGACATAACAGAGATATCGAAGTTTTACTACAAGAACATAAAAAATACCCAAAAGATACAAGAATAATTTTTTATATTGCTAACACTTATCTATCATTAGAAAAGTATGATGATTCTATGTTATTCTACAACAAACGTATTAAGCTAGCTAAAAAAGATAACGAACACGAAGTATATATAGCATTATACAGAATTGGAATGTTATATGATCATAAAAAAGATTGGAATAATGCAGAAAAATATTACATGAAAGCCTATAATATGAGACCTTTCAGAGCAGAACCTATATATCAAATAGCTAAATACTATTATAAAAAGGGTGACCTTAACAAAGCAGAAATATTTTTGAGTAATCTAATAAAGATACAAATACCTCCGATTTCATTAGACTGTTTTATAGTTGATCATAAAATATATAAATTTGAAATTCCTTATCTTCTCATAGAATTATATTTCAAAAAAGGTAAGGATAATATCGAATATAAAAACAAAGCTATAAATATGGCAGAAAAATTATACACAGACTTTCCTGAATCTAATAATTTAAAAAATATGTTATATACTTCCAGACCAGATCAAACTTATACAGTAAAAAAGTTTAATAAAAAATGTATAGTTATAAATTGCGGTAATACTTGTAATCCTTGGTGTCCTATAAATTATACCAACTCTGGAATTTCTGGTTCAGAATTTATGGCAATGAATTTAGCAAAAATGTTTGTTCTTAGAGACTATAAAGTATTTATGTTTACTAACTGCAAAAATGTAGAAGGAATTTATGATAATGTTGAATATATTGATATATCTAAATATGAAGATTTTGTAGAAAAAACATATATTGATTATTTGATTGTATCAAGATTTCCAGAGCATTTAAGATATTATAATAATATTGAAAATGTGTATTTCTGGCTTCATGATATACTTCCTTTTACTTCTGAATTTCAAACACATAAAACTAAATTCAAGAAAATTATATGTTTATCTGAATGGCATAAAAATTTTTTTATAGATGAATATAAATTTCCAATCGATAAAGTAGATATAATCGGGAATGCTATAGACTTTACAAGATTTGTTAATTCAGAAAAAATACAAAAAATACCTTATAGATTTATATATTCATCATCTTTTGATAGAGGATTAAGTTATCTATTAAAAATGTTCCCAAAAATACACAAAAGATACCCCAAATCTGAATTATACATATTCATTGAAGAAAAAAGCCATAGTTTATTTAAAAACACACAAGAATACAAAGATTATAAAGATTTTATTTTTATAAAACCCCGTATAAATCAATCAGAATTATCAATTGAAATGATGAAAAGTGATATTTGGCTATATCCTACAGATTTTTCTGAAACATATTGTATTACAGCACTTGAAGCTCAAGCAGCCAAATGCTTATGCGTAACAACAGATTTAGCTGCTCTAAATACTATTGTTGGTAATAGAGGAATTCTTGTAAAAGGTTCAATTGACGAAGAATCAACTCAGAATAAATTACTTGAAGAATTATTTCTTGTTTTAGATGATCCTATTAAAAAACAACATTTAATTGATTCAGGATATAATTGGGCAATGAAACAAGATTTCTCATATATAACAAACAAGTGGCAAGACCTGTTAAATTCTTAATTGATAAAAATCAATTAAGAATTTACTTTAAATATTCAATAATTACATAAGAATACTCTTTCTCTGGTTGAAAATTTCCAGACAACTTTTTAAGAATATATGTTGTATTTTCAGTTGGATTAACAACAACTTCTAAAAACCCATTTGATACAACTCTAGATTTTGTTCCTACTAAAACATTATCAACTGTACTCCAAGAAATTTCTCCATCAATAGTTTCCCTATTATCTTGCCATTTTACACATAATCTATAAAAATGTCCACCTGAACAGACTACTTTGCCTATTTCAGGTATACTAATATTATTCCCTACAATCATTGCACTTTTTTCGAATTGCATATTATCCATAACCCCTAATTTAGTATCTGTATTTATTGAATAAACTATATCACGAGAAGGCCCTATAGCTCCTTGTTTACCATCAACACCCTTAGGTCCAACTACTCCTTGATCACCCTTAGGTCCAACTACTCCTTGATCACCCTTAGGTCCAACTACTCCTTGATCACCCTTTGGTCCAACTACTCCTTGATCACCCTTTGGTCCAACTACTCCTTGATCACCCTTTGGTCCAACTACTCCTTGATCACCCTTTGGTCCAGCTTCTCCTTGATCACCCTTTGGTCCAGCTTCTCCTTGATCACCCTTTGGTCCAGCTTCTCCTTGATCACCCTTTGGTCCAACTACTCCTTGATCACCCTTTGGTCCAGCTTCTCCTTGATCACCCTTTGGTCCAGCTTCTCCTTGATCACCCTTTGGTCCAGCTTCTCCTTGATCACCCTTTGGTCCAGCTTCTCCATTTGCACCAGGTAAACCTTGCGGTCCAATTGGACCTAAAAATCCATTTGGAAATCCTGTGACATTCTGTCTATCAGATTTCTTTATTTCTTCTATTTTTGGATTATATATAGTACGGTTAACTATATTTTTAGAAGAATTTACTATTGAAAACGACATTTTATTTACAATATATTTATTTTTTTAAATATAAATATATTCTAATTTTATCTAAATATTCTATTTTCACCACTACTAGTATGATGAATTATCCAAACTGATAAGCCAATAACTACATCAATTGCTAAAGGAATCCAAGCATTCTTATTCTTTTGGATAGCAAGTATTGCAAATATTAAATAGTTTATTCCATGTACAACTCTTAAATTATTCCACCAAATATTTTTATCTCCTGTCCATTCTAACTGACTATCTGCCGCTTTATTCCCAAATAAAAACAAATATATGAAACTTAACGATATTATTAACGCAATATATCCCATATATGGTAGATATTCAGGATTCACAACTTTAGCAATATATGCTAATAAACAACGTGTTCCTATACATCCAAACAAAAATATCAGCATTCTTTTTACTTTCACTTCCATACTTTTTATAATATAGATTTTTCTTTATTTTATTTTATTTTTATTAATAAAAACAATAAAAATATGAATATCTTTATACGATCTTTATATACCGGAATTGCAACTGTAATTGTTGGCCTATTTGTAAGCTTTGCTATAGAACTCACTATATATTCTAAATCTGAACATAAATCTAAAGAATGGAATAAATACCACGTCATGGAAATAGCTCTATTTATTACTGGATTTTTAGTAAATATACTAACTGAACTATTCGGATACAAACTGTGTAAAAATTCTAAACACATAAAATCTATCAATTCTGACATGTATCATCCAGCATCTTATTAAAATTGATTTTATAAAATAAATTATTAAATCTAATTTATTCATGGAAGAACAATCACCCAATATTTATAGATCAAAACTTAGACTCGGTCTTTGTTGCATTAACACTGTATTAAGAGCACAAAAACCTCCAGTATTTTGCAGTAGGTCATGTATTAGAAGGACTTTTACTATAGAAAATGCTAAACAAAAAGCAACTGAAAACATAAAAGATATATCTAAAATGATTCTATGGAATGAAAAAAATAACATAAAATGCCTTCGTTTAAGTAGTGATATGTTTCCACATTTTACTGATACAGAAACAGAAAAATATACAATCGACTTTGCTAAAGATGAACTAAAACGAGCAGGTGATTTAGCTAAGTCACTCGGACATAGAATTGTTATGCATCCAGGTCAATATAATCAAGTTGGGGCAATAAAAAAAGAAGTATTTGAAAAAACATGCTATGAATTAGCTCATCATGCAAACATATTAGACGCAATGGGTATTGACAATAACGGTGTTCTCATCGTCCATGGCGGTGGCACATATGGAGATAAAAAAGCGTCTAAAAGAAGATGGGTCGAACAATTTAGCGATTTACCTAAAAGTGTCCAAGACAGACTTGTTATAGAAAACTGTGAAAGACAATATAGTACACGAGATTGCTTAAAAATAGCAAAGAAATGCAAAATTCCTGTAGTTTTTGATTTTCATCACTATCACTGTTATTCAAAAATATACCCTGAATCTCCTCAAAAATCTATATTAGAATTAGCTCCAAAAATCATAAAATCTTGGAAAAGATCCGGAGATAGACATATCTTAATGCACGTAAGTGAACAAGGCTGTGGAAAAATAGGACACCACAGCGATTATATTGAAAATCTGCCTTCTGAACTTCTTGAAATAATAAAAATTTACGATGTTGATATTGACCTTGAAATAGAAGCAAAAATGAAAGAACAAGCCATTTTCAAACTATATAACAAATACCCAGAAATTTTCCTATAAAAATGATTTATTTACGAAAATATAATACACTTATTATATTTTAGATTATATTTTAGATTATGTCTTCAAAACATGAGCTTATTACATTGACTTTTGGCGATATGGCCGAGAATCATGTTGGCATGGAACAAATCGGTAAAATGGTTGATAAAGGCGAAGGTTTCAATATCGACGATTTAAATATTATAAAAAATAATATGGAAGAATTAGGCTCAAAATGTGAGCTCTTATCATTAGCAATAGATTATGATGACTTTGATATTTCTCCCGCACATGTTCTTGTGATACGGAAAGGTGTCAAGAATATTCTCTCTCAAAAAATTAAGCAAAAAAAAATATTTAAAGAACAAAAAAAACTTGATTACGATAAGAAAGCATTTATGTATGGTCGTGTTGTAAATAAACATGCTCGTTGGAACTTATGTTTTGATGATAAAAGTCGTGAGCCTGATTATGAAGCGGGTAAAGGTCGTATAGTTGGATATGATGAAGTGCCGTATATGAAAGCACTTAAAGAACAAATTGAGAAAATTATGGGTCCTAAAGCATTAAATTTAAAAGTAGAATCAAATTATTATTTTGATACGAGAAAATGTGGAATTGGATTTCATGGAGATAGTGAGCGTCGTAAAGTTATTGGTGTGCGTGTGGGATATTCTTGTATGCCCATGTATTGGCAATGGTTTCATAATGGAAATTCAATCGGAAAGCCAATTATTGTTGCTTTGAAGCCAGGAGATATTTATATTATGTCTGAGAAAGCAGTAGGCACGGATTGGAAGATGAAGAAAATTCCTACATTAAGACATGCAACGGGATGTGCAAAATTTACAACAATTAAGAAATAAAAAACAAATTTATAAAAATGAATTTAAAATCTACATTATATTATTAAAAATATATATAATGTCTAACATAACACAAGACCAAATAGATACTGATATTTCGAATTTTATGATAAATAGCTCTAAAAATAGTGCTATTTTGGGTCTGTCAAAAGACCAACATTTTGATGACGCAGAAGAATTGTTAAAGCTTATAAGAAAAATCAAAAATATTTTTGATAAATTGAGAAAAGTTGCTTTTGATGATATAAAAACCAAAAAGATTACAGATAAAGAAGAACAACTCAAAATAATTAAACAGACATTAAACGATAAAGAATTTAAATCAGCTAGATTAGATCTAGGACGCTTTTCCGATAATTTCTTAAACCGGGATAGAGATGATAATTTTAGTCTTGTCAAAAAAATATTACAAATGTATAATCTTAAAAAGAACTTAACTTACAATAACATACAAGATATTATAGGCCATTTAGAGATATATTTAACCGACCGGATTGATTCTATACAAGGTGAAAAAAATGAAAGAGAGTTTGAATTGAATACTTGGATAAACCGACACTTGATGCTTTTGTTAAACAATAAAAAACCAAAGTATGTATAAACGGAAAAATAGACTTTTATCATAGCTTAAGATAAAATTGATTTTTATTTCGACATTTATATGAAAACAACAATCATGTCTATTTCTTTAGATTTTACCGAAGGCCAACATATCTTTCTTAACACCAGCGATAAGAAAAAGTCAGTATTAAACGGTTCAAATCCTTATGAAAAATATATCATATGTATGAACGACCAACTCACATGTGAAACCCATACTCTACGCAAAAAAATTGATGAATTAACTTCAAAAATTGACTCTATTGAAGACGAAAATGAAAAATACGATATCTCTAAAAGATACACTAAAGGTCTCCTACACAATCTCGTTGAACTTGAAAAACTACACAACAACTCTAAAAATATATATAAAAACTTGTTTAACTTATCTAACAACTCACATCAATATAAATTCGTAGCTGATATAATCTTTCTAATATACGCTTATCTAATATTTTACTTTGGCTTTAGCATACTACTCATCATCATACTTCAAATCATCATATGCTCTATCTTCTTTTTCATAGGAGATAAACAGACAATTAAAAGCTTCCAGAATCAACTCATTGAGTTAGACTTAAAAATTACTAAAATCAAAAACTCTCAAGACTTTATCGGAGACTACATTGATAACATTTAAATATTTTTTTAGACCTGTTATCACTTAAAAATGAATATACATTATTGTGAATATAAAAATGAATTTATATTAAAATTTTAATATAAATATTAAAAATGTCAGATACTAAACAAAAAAATTCCGATGGATGGGGGCCTTATGGACCGCCTTCTACTTGGAGAAAACAATTTCAAGAACGAGATTATAACGAATTTATGTCTAAAAAGGTTGCGGAATATCAGGCAAATCCTAATTTTATAGGTTTTGGTCGTCGCACTGCTAGCCAAATTTTAGATGATGACGAAAAAGAAAGACTTGAAATGTATAAGAGAGCAGATATACCATTTTCCAAATAAAACTAAACTTAATTTTTTATACTATAATTATAGTATAAAAAATTATATTTTACCGCCACCAATGCATTCTCTCAAGTCTAGCAATTTTTCTTCTTAATTCATCCATTTCATCTTTATGTTGTAGTTCTATTTTATCCATAAAATATTGATGTTGAAACTTTATTCTATCAATTTCAAGTTTATTTTGTGATTTCATTTGTTCATTATTCAATCCCATAATATTATTAGGAATATAATAGTTATATATAACAATTGTGTGTTACCCATTTTTATATTATAGAAACATTTAAAACTAATTCATTTTAAATCTAAACTTATTTCAGGCATTTGAAAAACACCTTAGTTAATCTGATATATTTTATTATGTAAATATAAAAAATAAATTTATGTCTAAAAAGCTATAAGAATATCAGATAAATCAAAAATTTATATGTTTTAGTAGTCACACTGTAAACAAATTTTAAATGATGGCCATAACTAAAGACTTGAAATGTATAAGAGATCAGATGTTATATTATAAATGAAATTATTTTTTCAAGAACAATCTGCATCTACCATATCTTTGACTAATTCGTCGAAAGAATATTTAGTCGTCCAACCTAAATTTATCTTCGCCTTCGTAGAATCACCTAATAATTCATCAACTTCCGCCGGTCTGAAATATTTTTCGGAAATAAAAATAAGCTCTCTCCCTGTATTTTCATCATAACCAATTTCATTTATTCCCTCCCCCTTCCATTTAATATTAAAACCCTTTAACGCAAATGCCTTTTCAACAAACTCTCTAACTGTATGATATTCATTTGTAGCCAAAACATAGTCATCTGGAACATCATTTTGAAGAATTAACCACATACCTTCTACGTAATCCTTTGCATGACCCCAATCTCTTAGTGAATTGATATTTCCTAGAACAAGTTTATTATCAGTTCCTTTTAATATTTTATTGAGACCCAATGTAATTTTTCGAGTTACAAAGTTATGACCTCTTCTAGGACTTTCATGATTAAATAAAATTCCAGAACAAGCATACATTCCATAAGATTCGCGATAGTTTTTAACTATCCAATATCCATATAGTTTAGCAACTCCATAAGGAGATCTAGGATAAAAAGGCGTAGTCTCTTTTTGAGGAATTTCAATAACTTTTCCATATAATTCTGAAGTTGATGCTTGATAAAAACGCAACTTTCCAGGGGGAATTCCACAGTTGCGAGATGCTTCTAATAATCTTAAAACACCGATTCCATCAATGTCTCCGGTGTATTCTGGCATATCAAACGAAACTTTAACATGACTCATTGCTCCCAAATTATAAATTTCTAAACGGTTTAAGTCGACGTATTTATTTTTTATCTCGTTGAGAATATTCAATAAATTAACCCCATCAGATAAGTCTCCGTATCTTAATTCTAATTTATTAAATATATGATCAATTCTTCCAGTATTAATGTTAGATGATCTTCTAATAATTCCCCATACAAGATACCCCTTTTCTAATAATAACTCTGCTAAATAAGAACCATCTTGTCCGGTTATTCCAGTAATTAATGCGACAGTTGACATTTTTAATTTATAATGTTTATATTTAAATTTATATTTCAATATAAACATTATAATTATAAATTGATTTTATATATTCAATTATTTAATATATAAGATGGAAGAAAAATTAGAAAATATAAAAACACTTAAAATTATGTCCAATCCGAATAATTTTGTTATTGAAGCTAATTTAAAAAATATAAGACCAGAATATCTGATAGAAGCAAAACATTGTATTGGAGCTCAAAGTTTAGCCAGAATGTTTTCTGGAATTAGCTCTAGAGGAAAAGTTGGATGTTTATCTTCTCAAACTATCGATACTTGGTTAAATACTTTTGCATATGCTGAAAATAACCCTAACATTAAAGATAGTGATCAATACACTGCTAGAAGACTTGAACCAACTGAGGAATATTATGATTATATAGAATTAATAAAAAAGCCTATAGATGAGACAGTTATAGAAAACTGGAAATCTATGTCTAATAAATCTTTAGGTAAAGAAGCACAATTATATGGTATAACACTTGGTATAAAAAATAGCAAATCTGTTAAGACATTACTCCAACGTATGTTAGATATGGCTGAAAGAAGACGTAATAATATATGGAATAAGACAATTGAAGTTAAACCTAAGGAGCTAGATTATAGATTGATGAATGTTCCAGAAATAAGAAGATTACTGAAAGAACGAAATGTTAAAAATGCTCATATAAAAAATAAAGACGAACTTGTTAATTTATTAAATCAAAATCCAACAATCATTCCAAAAGATAAAACTGATTATGAAAAACTAACAATTAAAGATCTAAAAGATATAGCAAAAGATCTCGGTATAACAAATTATAATAAAAAGATTACTAAAACTCGACTTATACAAGTAATTAAAGATCAAGAAAAGGAATTCAAAAAAGATGATAAGATTGTATTGAAAGAAGATAATAAACTTATATTGAAAGAAGCTGATAAGATTGTATTGAAAGAAGATATTGTAATGCCTTATAATCTTGTATTAAAAGATGGAACACAATTTGTAGTTCCATTTAGAAAAGATGGAATGGTTAATGCTACTGTGCTTTGTAAAGCCGGAAAGAAAAGATTTAATAATTGGTTTCAAACAAATACAACTAAAGAGCTAATACAGGCTTTAGAAAGTGCTGCTGGAATTCCAGCAGCACAATTAATTCAAGTAAAAATAGGAAATAGTTCAAGTTTTGAACAAGGTTCTTGGATTCACCGAAAACTTGCCTATCATCTAGCAATGTGGATATCACCAGATTTTGGAATCCAAGTAAGTAATATTTTAGACACTCTTTTTACAACAGGTGAAGTTAAGTTAGAAAGACCACTTAAAAAGATTATTGATCTATCACAGATTGATATAGAGGCTGAAATATTAGAAACACGATTAGATTTGTCTCTATATACAAATGCTATATGTCTATATGTTGCGTATATTGGAAATGGTCTAGTAAAGATTGGTTATTCAGATGGTAGAATTGAAAATAGAATTAATAAACATGAATCAAATGAAAGTGAATTTGAAATGTTTAGAATGATAAAAATATTTAAAATATCAAGCCGGACAATAGAGAAGAAATTACACGAATTACTATCATTTTATCGCGTTGTGTTTAATAAACAACTTGAAATTTTTAAACCAAAAGATACTCTCCAAAATTTTATAGATATGATTAGCAATTTATTAAAAGAAAATGACCTAAAGTTTCAACTAGAATTATTAGAACGAGATAACATTAACTTAAGACTGGAAAATATGGAACTAAAAATGAAACTTTTAAAAAATAATTAGAATTTTTTATACTATTCAAATGTATAAAAAATAGAATATAAGAGTATATACAAAAAGTATCTTCAATCTGTTTTTTCAGTTTCAACTTTTTTTCTTGCTAATCTTTCTCTGCGTAATTTATTTGCGTTATCTCTATATTCTTGAGTACTTTGTTTAGCAAGTATTTGTTCTTTATTTTTTCTATAATGTTCTCTTTTTTGAGCGTTAATTTCATCTCGTTTTATTATACGTCTAAGATTAACGCGCTTATTGACTTTTTCCTTATTTTTCTGGTATTTTGCTGCATCTCGTTCTTGCTCTGTTCTACATAAAAATAAATTCTTATTCAATATTGGTTTAAGTTCTTGTATCCAATGATTTTCTCTAACAATAAGATCCGTAATTAGAATATTATCTTCTATTAGTTCTATTTCAAAATTATCTTTTCCTACTTCTCTCATATATTTATAAATAGGTGTTGAACCATTATTTGAAGCAGATTTGTGATCACATAATCGCTTGTTTATTTTTTTAATAGTAGAACCAATATAAAAATCTTGAACTTTTAATTTATTAAATAACTTGTAAATTCTACCATATTTTACCACAATAGCAATAGTAGGACATATCATATTTAAAGTTGGCTTTAATTTTTCATAGTATTCTTTTTCTTTAATTCCAATATCTTGTTTTATATTATAATCAAATTCTTCTAATAACTCAATATTAAAGAATTCTATACCATTTTCGCGCATACAATCATATAGTTTTCCATTCTTATTAAGTTTAGCGTTACTTCTATGTGCTTTAAAACGATCTTTCAATTTTTGTATAGTAGAACCAATGTATATATCAACAGTTTTTGTATTAGAAATTTTATATATTTGGGCCTTTTTCATATTCATATATTATATATTTTTTATTAAGAAAAATCATTTTCTATTTAATTTTTTATACTATTCAAAGGTATAAAAAATAGAGTATAAGAGTATATACAAATAAGCCAAATTTTCAGAGAACTGGGAACAAAGTTCTTTAATTCCCTAACCTTTCGGAAAGGGGCAGATCATACCTTAAGCCTATCATTGATGTGTGCTAGACATCTAAGACCGATAATCCGGTGATCGTTGAGGGAGAGCCGTAATCTTGCGTAGCGATTTTAGGATCTTTACCCGCGGATTGTCCAATATTATACATTATTACCATACCCGACGCTATTAACGTGGCCACTCATTATATTTCTATAATGGTTTGGTAGTATAATCTTTAGGAGTTTCCCGACATTATAAATTATCTTGCCTGTACTTCTTTACAGACTAGGTAGTTATATCAATTAGCATACACGTGTATACTTATTGGTGGTATTAAAATGTTTATCTCTAATAGTGTTACCACATCTATTAAAGCATCTACCTGTTTTGGGCTTCCCATGTTTACCCAATGCGCCTCCACTGATGCGGATAATGTTGTTGTTAACCGCTGTAACGATGAACTCGAAAGTTGTTGCTGTACCTTGTCCTGCTGGGTATTTAGCATCAACAGCCGCTTTTGATGGTGTAGGGTTGATCGATACGTTTGTAAGCTTACCGTAGTTAGTTGATCCCATAGGATCTAAGCAGATGAAGTCCAATGAGTATGAGTACATGTGGAATCCAGTTACATCAGGGATTACGGGAGCGTGGTAGTATGGGTTTACTAAAGAGTAGTAATCAGATCCCATGTCGTTAAGACGTTGTGTGTTCTCGTAGATAAGAGATGTAGACTTGATTGGGTCAAGTGGTTGATTACCGTTATCGTAGAAGTCAACAACTGTTCCATTAGCAGGTAAATCACCAACTGGTGAAGTCCACACAATGGTTGGTGTAGAAGTTGTGTAATTTGACCAGTAGCTTGAAACAGCCTTGTTACGCGCAGAGAAGAATAATACCTTGATGGCATGTGAGAAACGGATATCAACTTGTTGGGCAGCGGCGTCTGATTCTGTCTTGAGAGTTGTTCTTGGGGCAGTTTGGACTTGTTCAATGAGAATATCTCTTGGGGCGCAAGCCATGCGCTTACGTTCATCGTTGGAAACAATGGCGTAGTTGGCCCAGACATTTGTCTTGCTTCCAAGACTCATGTTAGTTCCAGTAACAACATCGGCGGATGTTGATGCTCTGAATGTCTCTCCTTGTGATACAACTAATAACTCAGTCCAGTCACGGAAACTGAATTGAATACGCATGTCATTGTATGGGAGAGCAGCTGTTGGAAGAGCAACTCCACTGTCACGTGTGTAGAATAAGGGGAGTGGTAAGTTGAGTGTGAATGATGGTTTGGAGTATGTAAAGTTAGTCATATCTGGGAATGATCCAATCATATTGTTATATCCGTTACGCTTTCCGGCTGGAACTGTAAAGGCAGCCCAGAAATCAAGATGGTAGTTGTCAAAACGAGCAGCAACTAAATCATTGAATGTGATAGCGCATTCCTTGACAAGATTGTGCATGAAGTTGGGTGTCCAGGCGAGTGAGCCTGCACCAGTTGTAGTAACAACTGTAGCTGAAGCGGTAATTGCGGGTGTTTGAACACGGAGCCATGTTTCGAGTAAGTAATCACCAGCGCGGGAGATGCTGAATGAGCATTCTTGGCCGAATTCGGGTGTTCCACTGGCGCGTGAAAGGCATACTGGAACTTGGGTGAACCAGGTAGACTTGCGTGTTTCACGGACAAAGTAGGCAGTGGCGTCTGGGCCACCGTACATGTACTTCTCAATTTCATCGAATGTCGCTAAATCGATAAAACCGGATGTAACGTTGGATGTGCAAATAGAAGATGACATTTTATTTTATATAAAGCAAGATAAATAAAAAAAAATTTTTTTCTTATTTTTTAGACATTTAAAAGAAAGTTTTAAATACTATAATAAAAATATGTCAAAACATATTCAAAAGAATGCAAGTGAACAAAATATTATAAGTATAGATGAGGATATTAGGAGTAAATTCAGGGAAGAAAACGAAAAATTACCAGAATATATCGAAAAATTAAATAATATAAATAAAATTCTTAATTTAGATAATCTATCGAAAAGAATAAAAGACAATCTTTTAGAATCACACCAAAATCTGTCTGAAAAAATAAAAGATTTAGAAAATAGAACTACCGAATCATTTTATATAGCAGAAACAGCTTCTTGTTTAGAAGAATATAAAAATATATTAAAAACTCCAATTAAACTTAATTTTATGGGAAAAAAAGTAGATCCCGATGAATCTGATAAAAAAACTGAAATTACTCAAAAATACTTGGAAATAACAAATAAATATAGCTTAATATGTAAAAATATTATATCACATAATTCTCAGATAAAATTAGAATGTTGTAATTGTAATAATAAAAAATCTTTCGATATTATAGATAATTATGTATATGTGTGTGTTGAATGTGGAAATCAAATAGATGTATTTTTATATACAATGAGTTATAAAGATACTGATCGTGTCAATATATCAGCAAAATATACATATGATAGAAAAGTTCATTTTAGAGATTGTATTAATCAATATCAAGGAAAACAAAATAGCACAATCGACAAAAAGGTATATGATGACCTAAAAAGAGAATTCGAAAGACATCATCTATTACAA